ACCAAATATTTATCATTATACAGGATTCAAATGGTCAAGTCAACTGCAGTGCTTCCTTGACTGTATCTACCCAACTCATTTAGTTATCTCCCCTATCTTTTTATAACCTTTACCTGTAGGATGTATGCCGTCCTTTAATGGGGATGGAATCCTGATGATCCAATCACCATACATCTCTGCAATACTTTCTACATGCTCCTGGATTCTTACAACAGGGATTCCGCTAGTCTTTGCATTACCAGCAGGAAGAATCCAATACACCCTTTCTGCTTGCACTCTTTCGCGCAACTTGAATAGTTCCTTCTCAGTCTTAATATACTTGTGGTCATTACTACCAAGACTGATTACAACAACCTTACCACTAAAGCTTTGTGGGTATCTCTTGTTGAATTGTGTAGTGTTGATTCCACTTGTAGCATAAGCAACACATTCTGGGCGAGCGTGTGCGGTACCAACAGCAATACTATCACCAAGAATTAAACACTCAATCATGATTTAAATGGCTCTCTGATTAAAGATCTTTAAGAGTCTTCTCACCAACTTGACGATTGCACTGGCAAAGTTCCTTTGTCTGCAATGCATCTAGAATGCGAAGTGTCTCATCAGGATTACGACCAACATCTAGATTATTCACACTTACATGCTGAATTTCGTTGTTTGGATCAACAATGAATGTTGCACGAAGGGCTGCACCAGCTGGATTGAAGAATACACCTAACTGATCAACTAGGCTTAGATTAACATATTCTTCATCAGTGTGATATGCTCTTTGTGTATCAGCAAACAACCAAGAAGTTGTCTTCTTTAGATCTTCATGTGCATTCTTCCATGCTAGCTTACAGAACTCGTTGTCTGTTGAACCAATTAGAAGAACTGCATCGCGATCAGCAAAGTCCTTATTCAACTTATCGTAGGCCACAATCTCTGTTGGGCATACAAATGTAAAATCCTTTGGATAGTAAACAATTACTTTCCATCTACCCTTCCAGGTTTCTTCTGTAATGTCAACAAATGCACCTTCTGGTGCTAGGGCACCTGGCTTAACGCCTGTTACAAGAAACTTTTCTAGCTTATCACCTACCGTCTTCATTATTCAACTCCTTTGTTTTTATTTAACTAATTCACGTTGAAGCTTACCAAACTCCCTTCGGTAAACTGTCTTACCTTTATCAGGGGACTCATAAATGTGCTTCTTTTCTTCACTCATATGTATTACACTCTAACTGATTTTAACCGTTTTATCTAATTGATTGTTTCTTAAGAATTGATAGACTTACTCTATCAACCAATTCCCATCTCTTTTCTGATCTTGGTGGCAGAGATTGCTTGAATGTCTTCTGGCAATTCAATCTTACTAATTGTATAACCAACATCTCTACCATAAGAAATATCTACAATGTTTGGAACCCAAACGATTGTGAACTTACCAATATAGTTTTGAAGCTTACGCATGATGAGACGCTCTGTCTCGATAATAGTAAATGGATTATTATCATCCTTAGGCATCTGTCTGACCATAATTGCAACCTGACCAGTTTTCTTCAATGCCTCTTCAAACAATGCTTTGTGGCCATCGTGGAATGGTTGGTATCTACCCATCATTTGCACTGTTGGTTTAGTGTTATCCCAAGTATCATACTTTAATTGGTATACGATCTCAAGTGTGAGATTATCACTCTCTTCCCAAGACATAACCCAATGAGTAATATTTTTTGGTCTTGCAAACACCTTATTTGTATCTTCAAATCTACCTTCAGTGATGGTATCCATAAAGATGATAGTATCAAACTTGAAAAGATCCTGTGCCTCTAGTGTAGGGCAGACAAAATCGCAAACAGCATGATAGCCTCTTTTCAATGACTGCTCAGCTAGATCTCTCATTCGCTTGGCTTGTCTCATTCTACCTTCTGGCGAGAAGTCCCAATCATTATGCAACTGTCTTACAAGGTCTGCATTATAGTGCTCGACTTTTTCGTCGTTAGCTCTGAGTAGCTCTACCAACTTTGTGGCAAATGTTGTCTTACCGGAACCAGGTAATCCCATAACGAGAAAAATTTGTGGATGCGTTTCCATATTAAACCTCAACTAGATACCTGTGTCTATCAACATAATACAATGCCTGCTGCCAGGCTCCTAGTATTGGAGCTGGTAAGTCATCAGTAATAACTACTTTGTTTGTATTGTGAGGAGTTGGCACAAGGTGAACCTTCTCCTTCTGATACTGCTGGATATGCTGCTGTGTGATACCAAACTTTTCAAGTTGAAGAGGTTTAATATTATCCTCATATGATACTAACTTGATATCATTTTTAAATCTATCGTATATAACACGCCACACGAATAGCTGACTAATAAAGATCATTGTATACATATGTAGCCAATGAAATGGCACATATATTGTATCATATTTCATACAATTGTCTTCATTTGTAAAAATAAACGAACTAGACCGTACATTTGGTCTAAGATTTGGAAACTTGTTGTGATTCTCGTCTTGCTGTATTCTGTATCTAGCATTTATCTTAGATATAAACTGCTCAACAATATTTTTACGGTGGGTCATGTAAACATTAACACCATTGTCAATACAATACTGAATAAAAGAGAAGTCCATAGTTTGCTTTTCAAGCTGCTCTTTTGCTGTCCAGCTCTCATTGGATTGTTTTAAAATTTCAATTCTTTTAGACTTTGCCTTGAAGAAACCTATATGGTCAAATCCGTTTGTAATTTCATTGTGGTACCTTGCTGTTATGCTAGTAGAAGAGAACTGTTTATACAATTCACTCTGTCTCTGGGTATCATTATTGTAGTTGTATTGTCTTGCAAGACTATGCAGGCCTTCACCAAGATTAATGGTACCTTGACTATAAGATATTAAATCAGTTAGTACAGTGCTACCCGATCTATTTGTAAATAAGATTAAATTATTCATGCAGATTAGGAACTTCGTATTGTTTTGCTATTTCGAGAATTTCTTGCCAGTTAGATATTTGATCGCCGACATTATATCTATGTGTTGGTCTTAATGAAATTTCTTCTTTTCCATAGGCTTGCAACAAGTCGGGGCTAATGTCTAGCAGACTATAATCTCCTCTAACAATAGTATCCTCATAGTACATTACCTTACCATACTTGCCATAAGCATTAACATATGCCTTCCACATATTATTGATAACAGTAAGTTTTACAATTTGTTCTATTACCTGCTCAGGAGGAACATTTACAGGGGGGAATGAAACATTCAAACTACCCCTTGTATTGAGGAAACCATTGATCTCTGGAATTTCAAGTCTTCCTGCTTTCTTAGCTTTTCTATAAAAATTAGTCTTTACTTCTGCAAGCAGGGTACTATATAGTTGTTTCTTGAAATTTCTTCTACTTACAAAATACAGCTCAAAATTGTTTTCTATAGCCCACTCTACAATTCCAATTCCAGGTAGCATTGCTGTCGGATAGTATTTTACTACTATAGGATATTTTTGCGTTATTTCTTTTACAAATTCAAACCTTTTGTTGTATAGGTTGAATGTGTCATAAAAATACGAGTCCCTTTCTTTCTTAGAAGTTGGATTTGGCTGCGGATCTAGTAATGACCGTTCCCTTAGAATAACTTTAATATCTTCAGGTATCTTGTCATATAGCACACTTCTTATTGTAGTGTCAAGCATCTCATCCAAGTTCAGAGCATTATACTTATAGGCGAGTAGATCGCTTACAATAGTGCTGCCAGACCTAGGTGTGAATACTACAAGAACATTAGCCACCGCGTCTTAGCCTCTCTCCACTACCAATTGTCTTAGGATCTGTTTCGTCAGTAACATACTGATAAGCACCCTTGTTATAAGCAATAGCAATTCGCTTACTCTTAGCAATGATTTCATCCTGAACGTGCTGGGGTTCTTTAGCCAAGGAAGCTGCATCAGTCATTGACTGTCGAGCGGTAAAGCACGCGGTTGTTACTAGCGACTTGGCCTGCATGACAACCTCGCTTTCAGCTCGAGGCGGTCGACGATCCCGAGGAGCATATACAGACTTGCTATCCATATACTTCTTGGCATCATACTTAGTAGCGATAACGCCACGAACCTTGCGCTTCTTTTTAGGCTTGAAGCGAGCACGAGTGTATACTAACATACTGTCCACTATACGCACATTTGGTCAATAGGTCAACAACTAAATTCCGAATATAATCAAGGAGTTACATCGATCCCAGCTTGCCGTAGTGTTTTATCAACTTCTGCATCTACAACTCTCTGCCGTAATTCGGTAGTTGAGAATGTATGTTCTCGTTTGTTAAAGTAGAACTTAATCCCTCTTTCAATACATTCGTTTCGGCCTGTAAACTCTCTATGCTCATATTCGTTACCCAGAATACGAACATTGATTGGATATGCAAGAAGGATGTCTACCAAATCCTTTTCTGTTGCATAGACAACAACCTCATCAACATACTTGCAGGCCTGTAGTTGAACATATCTCTCAAAGATACTCTGCACTGGCTCATTCTTTTCTTTTCTATCAATTGTTGGGTCTGTCTGTAGACCAACAATTAAGTAATCACACTGAGTCTTTGCTTCCTTCAACATAATGACATGGCCAGCGTGAAACAGATCAAATGTTGAACAAGTGAATCCTACTTTCATAATCCAATATTCCTTCTTGTGAATTTCACTAGGATGTTATCGTTATAGTATTTGTCAGACTCTAGCACTTGGTTGGCAAACTGCAACTTGGCTTCCCAATAGTTGGTTTCGCCTCGAGTCTTACATAGGCGAACAATTCTTCTAACAAATTTATCTTTACCAAGCTTCTCGATGTCTTCTAACAAACGAGGGGACGACCCATAATAGTCTTTCCAATCAGACTCCTTACGTGTCTTTCGCTTTTTACCTTTAACTTGCTTGGTGCCAGCCTTTGTAAAGTACTTACGGCCTAGATAGAGCTTGCTATTAACTAAACACTCAATCTCGTAGATGAAGCCATAGTAGCCCTTTATATCTTCATCCGTAAGTTCTTTGCCATCATATAGCCACATAATATACCTCTTGGGTATATTTATATGTCAGCTAGCAGTAATTCTTAGAGGCTCAGCCTTTAGTCCTTTCATAAAGCCAGGGGACACACTAGCATTATAGGCAGCTGGCCGACCTTGGATAGTTGATATCCTATCACCCACTACACATACCACTGGCGGAGGGTCCATTACACATCTAGCAATACCAAAACTATCATGGATAGAAAGAATGCCATCAATTGTAGTATTGACCCCACCAAACTCCGTTGTGTAGTATCCTTGCATTCTATCAATCATGTATCTAGCCATTGCAGGTGTGATGGCATAAGCATGGGTACCTTCAAACTTATTGATATCCATGAATTTGATGGAGTCGGCTGGACGCTCGTAGTCTTCTGCCTTGTTGACTCTATACCCAAGCATCACTAACTTGTTATCTGGTATCTCTGTATCGTAGAGTTTATCCTTCAAAATAGCATCATGCTCGAACACACAACATGCGTGTGGTTGTTCGGCTATTACTCTCCAAAGTTTGAGGTGGCTAGCAGTGCATCCCATTTCATTGTTTACTGTAACCCAATGAAATCCTGTCTCTTCATCGAGATTGCAGGTTCCAGCATTTTCAACACCTTTCCATAATGTGTAGGGCAGCCCATACTGCTCGCATGACCTAGCACATTCATTTGCATACTCAATGGATTCAGGTCTATCGATATAGATGATATATGCATGACGAATCTTACCTGTCTCGCCAAAAGCTTTGTGGTTTGTTCTATCTAATTCCATGCTATCCCCACCTATGACCTTTTCACCTTTTATTTTGTGGCCTCTAACTATTATAGATCCCAAACTACTTACCCCGGTATCATATCGTATGTTAATACAGCTCTAGATGATAACTTTGGTATGCCAACACTATGTTTGATTGTACCATCAAATATTACAAGTCTATTTCTTTTTGGTTCCACCTCTGTTCGAAGTGTTCCATCAGGATTGTAGAATGCTGTAGTTCCATCTGCATCATTAATGTAATACAAAACAACCCAATGTTTACCTAGTAAGTTCACATGAGGCTTTTTGTGCTTTTCATCTATTGGCATTGGTACTTGCAAGTACATTCTACCATGTAACGGTTTAAAACCATCTAGCATCTTATTAGACAATAAGAACTTGGTAGATATATCATGCAGTGCCTTCTTCACTCTCATGCTAGGATCTTGCTCGTTATACTGCATTTGGCTTGTATACACTATAGAAGCAAAACTAATCATTCCTGGGCTTGTCTTGTCAATCTTGATCAGGAATGGTATTGAACCATTAACATCACACGTTTCATTTGTTAAATTACCAGTACCAAAGACTATATTTGAAATCCTTTCAGCTATAGCCTCTGGTAGGTAATTATCAAAGACATTAATTTGCCCAGACATCTTCCCATGAGCCGCTCAAGGCACCCTTAGCATAATCTGTTGCTCTATTTTCGAAGAAGTTGGTATGGGTAGGAGCATTAATCATCTCCTCAACCCATAGTAATGGATTCTTCTTTACCTTAAAGATGCCCTTCATCCCAAGCGATATGAGACGGCGATCAGCGATGTACCGGATATATTTCTTGACGTCTTCCGAAGTAAGATTTTCCATCTCTCCCCCTTCGAACGCCAAATCAATAAATTGATCTTCGAGTTCCACCATCTTAGTTGCAATAGTATAAATTTCAGATTTGAGTTCATCATTCCACAACTCCCTATTCTCTTCGATATAGGTTCGGAACAACTTAATCATTGCTTCGGCATGTTGAGTCTCATCAACAATACTCCAGGTAATGATCTGGCCCATTCCCTTCATCTTGCCATGGCGTGGGAAATTAAGTAGCATAATGAACGAACTAAACAATTGCATACCTTCAGTGAAGGCAGAGAATGCAGCAATGTTCTGTGCAATTCTCTTCTTATCACTCTTTGTAAACTTTGCTAGATAGTCATGCTTATCCTTCATCGCTTGATATTCAAGGAACTGATTGTATGTATCTTCCGGCATGCCCAATGTCTCAATCAAATGAGAATAGGCAGCAACGTGCAATGCTTCACGAGCAGCAAAGCCAGCAAGCATCATTCTAATCTCTGGTTGGGGAAAGAATGGAAGGTAAGTCTTAATATAACCACCAGCAACATCAATATCGCCTTGCGTAAAGAATCTAAAGATTTGAGTTAGGAAGCTCTTCTCATTATCAGAAAGCTTCTGCTTCCAATCCTTTGTATCTTCAAGCATTGGCACTTCGGTGTGGAGCCAATGGCTCTGCTCATGCTTCAACCAAGCCTCGTAGGCCCATGGGTAGTTGAATGGCTTAAAGTAGCTTCTTTCGTCTGTAAGAATTAGGTCTTGTTTTGTTGTCATTTTATTTCTCTTGTATGTAGGGCTGGGAGATGTATTTAGCTATTATTTCTCAATCCATCCAGTAACAATATACTTCTCACCACTCAGCGGTTGGTTGCCCCTGTGAGCGTGGGTGAAGTAGGCTGGCCAAATTAATAATTGACCTGCAATTGGTTTAAACCTCACCCTCTGGTAAAGGAACTCTGTTTCCCCACCCTCATCAACAGTATTCAGATAGAGCGAAAAGGCTAGCAAACGTCTGTGGGCTCTGCCACCTGTACCATGCTCGTGGTGCCAAACATGATAACCTTGACCAGGAATTGTTTTCTGAACCTTTGAATCTTGTATAGAAAGTTTCTTTTCTGCATCAGGAAATCCAGCTAGACCCGGATAGGCTCTACAGTATTCCTTCAGAGCCTGCTCCATTAATACCTTGCTGAATTCATTTGAGTGCATATACACTTCAGCCAGTTCGGGATGCTTATCTAATATGAACTGGGTAATGTGTGTACCATTAGCAGTTGTGGATAAGTCATCCTTATTGAATGGCGAAACATTCTCACTTGATTGTCTATTGACAACCATACCAGCCTTCTCAGCATTCTTAAAGAAGCGAATGTAATCATCACATTGCTTCTGTGTATAAGCATTATTGAAGACACCAATAAAGTCGTTTCTTATTTCAGATTTCATATCAGCCTTCACAGGCTAGGCATTCATTGCCTTCTGTTAGAGCCTTGATATCAATCTCCTGAATGATCTCTCGCTCAATCTTCCTGGCAACCTTATCAGCCTTACCAATCTTCTCAGAACGGCAATAGTAAAGAGTCTTTAGTTCGTGCTTCCATGCCATAAAGTGTACAGCATGAAGGTACTTGATATTAACATTTGGTCTAAAGAATAAATTAACTGACTGACCCTGGTCAATGAATTGCTGGCGATCAGCTGCATGCTCAATAATCCAACGCTGGTCAATTTCCATTGAGGTTTTAAATACATCTCTCTCATACTCCTCGAGGATATCTAAATGTTGAACGGAACCATCATTAGCAATAATTGAAGACCAGATATCTGCAAGATCTTCTTCCTTAACCTTTGTCTTTAGTAAATTATTCAGATACTTATTCTTATAGAAGTATGCACCTGATAGGGTGTCCTGTCTAAATCCATTGGCTCTATAGGGCTCAATTGAAGGGCTGGTATTACCCATAATGATGCTACTAGAAGCATTAGGAGCAACAGCCATAAGGTGACTAAAGCGTAGACCTGTGCCCGCGGCATCTGGTGCCTCTCCTCTTTCCTTTCCAAGCTGCTTGTTGGCTTCATTTAACTTCTCTCTAATATTTTTGA